CGTACTTGATCAGATCCTCCTCTGATTGAGCAGAAGAGTAATCAAAATAAGCCTGCCGCTCTTTGAAGCCGGTAAAGGTCTTTGTCTGGGAAATGACGCCTCTGGCATTGGTGTACAGGTCTACCCGCATCCTGTCCTGCAGCTTTCCGGAGCCCATACAGATCAGATGATTGATGCCCATATTGTCGTCCGTATAGGTCAGGGTCAGCTGTGAATCTGTGTTGTAGACCGTATCAAGTGTTACTGCCGGCACAGCCTCAACAGTAACCTGTATGGGAGCTCCTGCAGCAGTCTTGTCAGCATGGATATAGAGCTTTGCGTCCACTGAATCCAGCATGGCCATCAGGCCATCCAGAACGGTGGTGTACAGCGCAAAGGTATAACTGCTGATCGTGATACCGCTGGATCTTGCGGGGACATTAAAAAAGCCGCCCAGAATAGAGGACAGCAGGTTTCTGATCACAGTATTGGCGTCCTGATTGGTGACGGTGTAATAATCCTGTCCGGAAGGCGGACAGATGATCCACTGGGATAAAAGCCCCCGCCACGTCCATGCCTTGTAAGACACTGTCTGGTCGTCGTCAGAAGCCTCTTTGACAAACTCAAAAAGGCCGCCGAACTCAGTACCCGGGACGTACAGGCCGGCACAGCCGTCAGGAAAGTCCCCGGTAAAAGAAAGCGAGTTACTGGCCACATCGGAAGAACCGACTTCAAAATCTCCGTCGAAGTCGGCAGGCCCCAGCTCATGCCGGGATGACGTGAGCATGATCAACTGGTTATCCATTCAGGCTCACTCCTTTCTTTGTAGACCGTCAGCTCTATGCCGTATGTTCTGGCATAGCCGATAGCGATATCTCCGGGCGGGATCTTCTTCAGAATGGATCCTGCCGGGTCTCTGTAATCAAAGACATTGATGACAGTCTGGCCGGCCACCAGATACACCCGTCTGTCCCACGGCTGTGTGCTCCGGGAATCAATGATCAGGACCTGACCATCTTCAACGGAGTAATTGACCTTGTACTGGTTTCCGGCAATGTTAATGGTCGGGTTTACAGCAGGACCGTATATGATCATCCGGAAGTCTGACGGGGCATAATGGTCGATGCCCATATGAGGGGCGGCCAGCTCCACCTTGTAGCTGTATGGATACCCGTATTCAAAATTCTCGCCCTCAGTATCGATGTAGGCTTTATCCGTATCCAGTGCCGTGTGATCGCTGACCGGTGCTATAGAAATCGTCTGCTCCGTGTACCAGAAGGGTACCGGGCAATAGAATTTGACCTTATTGATCGTCCGGTCAGGCCTGTCCTTGTCAGGCTCCACCGATGACTCAGTGACGTAGCTTCGAATATATGAGTTGCCCCATCTGAGCGTTCCCGGATTCTGATTAAAACAATCCATATCAATGGCGCTGTGGAAGCTGTTCAAGGCTTTCCGGCGCTCATTGGCGGTACCCTGGAACATGATCTTGGCTTCATATTCCAGGGCTTTTTTCTGCATTTTGTTGATTCTGACGCCGTACTGGCGGGCGGTTGTATCAGGCGCCCATTTCCAGTCGTGGAAGGCGCCCTGACTGATCCGGCGGAAGCCCTTTGCCATGAGGTCAAATTCGGTGCCGTCGGACGCTGTGTATGAGATATTTATCAGGCCCATGCCACCGATCCTCCTCTCATGTCTCTGACTGTTCTGCCGACCTCTCTGCCATCCAGATAGATGCCCAGATTAGCGGATTCCATACCTTCCTTCACTGCGTTGTACAGATTGCCGCCTGACAGTTGATTCAGGGCATTGACCAGACCGCCGTCAGAGTTAAAGGTCTCTGTCATCGGGGACATGGTGTCTTTGACAGCTTCCTCGATTTCCCTGGATGAATCCAGGATACCGAGAGCAAGGCCCTTACCCCACATCTGGCCGATTTCAAATCGAGCAACCTTTGAAGGGGACGCGATACCGGCCTCATCTTTACCGGCATTAATACCTTGCCTGACAGCTGACCGGGCCGCGCTTATGATCCAGCCCACGCCGTCAGAGATACCGTTCGCAAGACCCCTTGCTATATTCTGACCTGCACTGTAAGCGTCGTCTTTTGCATCATTCGCCGCATCTACCAGTGCGCTGGCCTTTCCGCCCGTATTCTTTGCGGCTGTACTAACACCGCTCTGGCCGTCTTTAAGGCCTGATGCCAGCTTGTCAGCTACGCCTTTGCCGGCGTTGTAGGCAGGTGTCTGCTGGAGCACAGCGGCGTTTACAAGCTCTTTTGTCATCTCGCCGACGGACCGGGAGTTGGTCTGTACAAGTCCTATGCCGGCCCGGATACCGGTCGCCAGTCTGTTTGACAGCTGCAGGCCGGCATTATTGGCCGGTCCCTGATAGCTGTTGGCAATATTGATCATGGTGACGGTGCTGCGTCCGACCTCGTTGGCGGCTCCCTGCACCGCTCCGATACTGGACCGCAGGCCGGATCCGAGGGACACGCCCATCTGTCTGCCGGTAGCGCTTAACCCGCCTCCCGCGTTCTGGACCTTTGCGGTCACGCCGGTCACAACAGAGTTGGCAAGCTGAGAGCAGGCGGCGTCAACCACACCGATCCCATTGATCATGCCATTGGCAAGGCCCTGATCCATGTTCATACCGGATTCTTCCATTTTCCAGGAAGGGGAATGTACACCGAGGGCCGCGTTGGCTCTCTCGATGACATCCACGCCCATGGCGTCGGCAGCGTCTCCGGCCTGAGCGGCGGCGGACTCAATGCCTCTGGCAAGGCCCAGTGCCGTCTCTGCTCCGGAGGTCTCCATGATCTCGCTGATGCCGTCCATGGAGTTGGCAATGTTCTCAGCGCCGGAATCCATGAGGTCCTGACCCCACTGGTCAGTCATGCTCTTCATGTCTACGGACTGGGACCACAGATCGTTCGCCTGCGCGAACTCTTCATCGCTCATGTTAACGAAGGCCTCAACATAGCCGGAGCCTTCCGGACCCATCTCTGCCAGATGCTGCAGCAGATCCTGATTGATACCACGATCAGCCAGCTCTGCCATATTGCGCTCCCAGTTGGCAACGCCGTCAATCTGGCTCTGCATGTTGGACAGGAGCGTTTCGGTAGAGATCTCAGCCCCGCCGTTGAACTCCTCAAACATGTTCATCTGGGAATCCAGGGCCTGCTGGGTGCTGTCTACAAGGCTTGTGACAGCATTAGCAAAATCGGCGGCTGTCTGCTGCTGTCCTGCCGACAGGTTGCCCCATGCTGACAGGGCCTGCTCAGAGACCTCAATGGATGCCTGCTGGGTAGCGTTCCCGGCTTCCTGGGCAGCCGTGTTGGCTTCGGTGGCAGCGGTGAGCTCACCGTATTTGTTCATGTAGGCGTCGGCTTTCGCCGTTGCCTCTTCGGTAAGGCCGTTTGCCTCTTCGATGGCGGCATTGGCCTCTTCCTGTGCTTTGTTGTTATCGCCCAGGGCCGTCCCGATCAGGTTCAGCGCTTCAAAGACCGTCATCTGCTGACCGTTATACTCGACAAGCTCATTGGCGTTTTTGCCCAGGAGCTCCAGCTGATCCTCTTTCAGTTTGTTGCCCTCTTCCTGCAGGGCGTTAAGATTTGTCTCAGCGTCGGTGACAGCGATCTGTGCCTCAGCTACCGCCTTATAGGCGTCTGAGGCGGCGTCATAGTATGCCTGGGCGATCTGCATCTGCTTCATTTTCTCGATGTAATCATCGATGGCTTCCGCAGATTTGTTCAGCTTGCCTGTATGTTCATCGATTTTAAGATTGAGCGAAGGGTAGGCGCCGTTCAGCTTGCTGATGATGTCAGACATCTCTGCCTGCTCAGAGGCCGTCAGCTCTGATTTGCCGGCAAGGTCTTTCAACCTGTCTGCCAGCTTCTTTGCCTGCGTGGCGCTTCCTTCGGCGGCGGCTTTGGAATCGTTGAAGCCTTTGTTCATGCCGTCCAGAGACGACTTGACCTTGTCATTGGCTTCCTGTGTGGCCTTGGTCATCTCCTTCATCTCTTGCGTCACAGGAGTAA